CCAACCCAGAGAAGGACACCAATCTACAGACTGTTAGTTCGTTTGCTGAGAGCGAAAACTCTAGGGTTGTGTATCTGCGCTGGTAGTGTAAGCTAACCCTATGGATATCGAAAAGCTAATCCCTGCTTTAGGATTCACGATTATTGTGCTAATCCTTGCAGGCCCCGCTATACGAGGAATCTACGCCAACTTAAAAGAAGGACGTAGACTCCGCAAGATTCGAAAGAATACCCACGGACCACTCCTCGGAGTTGTCTTCCCCAAAGACAAGAAAGACTAAACATGAAGCTATACCTTTTCCTACGTTCACTCGTATGGACCGCAATCCTTTCGGTCGTCTTCATCATCGCTACCTTGGTATCAGCGTTTATCGCGCCTGACCTTGCTCCCCCGCTTGGATTAGTTGCACTAGCGTTTGCAGTTCTATCCCCAAAAAGGGAAGCCTAATGATTGAGATGCCTATGTGGCTACTACTGGTGCTCCTTCTAGTAGGAGGTTCATTTCTTGCTTGGGTGATACTGCTACTAATAACTTTTTTCGGGTTGGCACTCCTGCCCAAGGATGCTCACGACATTGACCTACCTCAGAATAGAAAGGAACCCTAATTGCCAAGCAACGCAATAACCATGACTGTTGACAATTATGAGCAGCTCCGAGACAGAATTGCAGACACTGGAATCTTTGAGGTTACTGACTGCAAGATTGAACTGTGGGCCCCACTGGATTCAGACGTTAAGGAGATTGAAAAGATGGTCAACTTAATCGAGTCTATGGTCCATGTGACAGACGTAAAAGTGAGCAGTTCCCCCGAGGAGTCTGCCCGAACTAACTACAAGTTAATAATTGAGGAAACCTCTACTCCTATACAAAGATTTCGCAAAGAAAGACGATAAGGTAATGACAACTATGAGCGACAGCAAGAAGTACATCAAAAAGAACCAGCAGTTGCCGAAAGCAATACACGACGCTTTCGATGCAATAAACGACAACACAACTAGAGACCGACTAATCATTGGGCTAGTTGATGCCAATTGGACTTATGAAGCAATTTCGAATGCTAGTGGACTTACACGAGAGCGCGTCCGACAAATTGCAAGTGCGTCCAAGAAGTTGGCTGCAGAGTTTGACATTGACGTTGATGTAGAAATCCCAGAGCCTCCTTTGAAGCCAGAACGACCGAAGCCAACGTACATCGAGCCGCACCCAGACACACTTAAGCGTCTGCTAGAGCTTCAGCCGTACGCCCAGCAGGTTCGTGCAAACGGAACCAAGTACCGCGAGGAGGCAGAAGAGTACACCGCTCTGCTCAACCACGCACACACCGTTGAGGGAGTTACCCTGTACCGCCTAGCCAAGAGGCTCGGCGTTACTCACGGTGCTCTGCGATTCCGCCTTGTACGCTATGGCTACAAGAAGCCTGTTACCGCTAAGTCCAAGGTTTACGAGCCAATTATTAGGGAGAACAGGGCAATCTAATAGTGGAAATCAACGACTACTTCAACAACTCATTGCGACAAGAAAAGTTTGCTATTCTTGTTGCTGCAAGAGTTAATGACATTCGTGCTGGAACTGCCAGCGAACTAAATTTTAAGCCCGCAGGTGGCATACATATGCTCCCTGTAGAAGAAACACTATTGTTTGCAGACCTCGTGGCTAGAGCAGTCTGTGCAAACCTTGACCAAGGAGAGAGTACCGTTGAGTAACTACGACGTAAACGAAAGCTCGGCAGAAACGTCTGAGCCAACAAGCACAGCTAAGTGTCCTGCTATGGGAACCGCTGGAGGTGCCAGTGCAGAGCTAGGCACAACCAACAACGACTGGTGGCCAAACCAGATTAGCGTTGACCCGCTTCTAAAGGGCAACCCTAAGAGTGACCCCTACGAAGAGGGCTTCGACTACGTTGAAGAGTTCAGCACCCTAGACCTTTCAGAGGTTAAGGATGAAATTACAGAGGTTATGAAGACCTCTGTTAGCTGGTGGCCAGCAGACTACGGACACTATGGCCCATTCTTTATCCGTATGGCGTGGCACGCTGCTGGAACCTACCGCGTTTCAGATGGACGTGGCGGTGGAGGCGAAGGCCTACAGCGTTTCGCTCCGCTTAACTCGTGGCCAGACAACGTAAACCTAGACAAGGCTCGCCGCCTACTGTGGCCAGTCAAGAAGAAGTACGGACGTAAGCTCTCTTGGGCTGACCTAATGATTCTCGCGGGTAACGTTGCTCTCGAAGACATGGGATTCCCGACCTTCGGTTTTGCTGGCGGACGTGCAGACGTCTGGGAGCCAGACAACACTTACTGGGGTAACGAGACCGAGTGGCTAGCTAACAAGCGTTACGACGCAAGCCGTGAAGCTGACACTCTAGAGGACCCACTAGCCGCTGTGCAGATGGGACTTATCTATGTAAACCCAGAGGGTCCAGATGGCAACCCAGACTTCAAGGCTGCTGCCGCTGATATCCGCACCACCTTCGGTCGCATGGCCATGAACGACGAGGAGACCGTTGCCTTGATTGCTGGAGGCCACGCCTTCGGTAAGACTCACGGTGCTGGTGATGCCGCACAGGTTGGTCCAGAGCCAGAAGCTAACGAAAAGCTTGAGTCCGTTGGACTTGGCTGGGAGAACTCACAGGGAACTGGAAACGGGGGAGACACTATCTCCTCTGGTCTAGAAGTTACTTGGACCCCTCACCCAACCCGCTGGGACAACGACTACCTACGCCTCATCTACAAGTACGAGTGGGAGATGGAAGAGTCACCTGCTGGTGCAAAGCAGTGGCGTCCAATCAACATTGAGCTAGGAGACATGGCACCTCACGCCCACGGCGGAGATGACGTAATTCCAAAGATGCTCACTACTGACCTAGCACTCCGTTTCGGAGACGAGGAGTATGACCGCATCTGCCGCAAGTTCCTAGAGGACTTCGACTACTTCACTGACGTCTTCGCTCGTGCGTGGTTCAAGCTGACCCACCGCGACATGGGGCCACGTGCTCGCTACCACGGCCCAGAAGTTCCGTCAGAGGTTCTACTGTGGCAGGACCCAGTTCCTTCGAGCTCACACCCAACCATCCTTCAAAAGCACATGACTCGCATTGCTTTGGACAACTGCGGACTAACTCCTGCTCAGCTGATTCGTGCCGCATGGGCGTCTGCGTCAACCTACCGCAACACTGACAAGCGTGGTGGAGCAAACGGTGCACGCATCGCTCTAGAGCCACAGAAGAGCTGGCCAGTAAACGCTGAGGTAACTGCAACTATCGAGAAGCTAAAGGAAATCCAGCCAGAATCTGGAATGTCCCTAGCTGACCTGATTGTGTTCGCTGGCTCATACGCAGTGGAGACAGCTGCAAGTGACGGCGGAGTTCCAGTTGTTGTTGGCTTCATAGGCGGACGTGGTGATGCAACTCAGGAGCAGACAGACGTTGATTCATTCAACCACCTCTACCCAGTTGCAGATGCGTTTATCAACTGGAGCCACAAGAAGTACGCGGACTCACTTGACCGCATGCTGATTGACAAGGCAACTTTGCTAGGACTCACTCCTCCAGAAATGACTGCTCTTTACGGCGGGCTACGTGCTCTTGGTGTTTCTACCAATGACCACGGTGTCCTCACCGACCGCAAGGGAACTCTCTCGAATGACTTCTTTGTCAACATTCTTGACATGGACATTCAGTGGAGCCCAGTTCTAGACAACCTGTATCAGGGACGTGACCGCAAGACTCAGGAAGTCAAGTGGATTGCATCTCGCGCAGACCTAGTATTTGCGTCTAACTCGATTCTCCGTGCCTATGCCGAGGTTTACGCTTCGGACGACGGCCAGCAGCAGTTGGTCATTGACTTTATCGCCGCATGGGAGAAGGTCATGAACAACGACAGGTTCGACGTATAATAAATCTGATAGGAGGGCAGTAGCCCACCCTGCAGTGAACGAGGGTCAACCTTAGCCAACGACCTGAGACGTAGCTGTGAGCCCCCGTGGTGCTTCGGACGGAGCACGGCGGGGGTTCGTCTTTTTCGCTCTGAGCGAACTCAACTTGACAACAACCTAATAAGTGCTAATCTATTACCAACAGCGATTCGACGGAAAAGCTGGAGTATGGCTGAACAACCTCGAAGTTGCATGGGGTGGTAAGGCACTGCAGGGAGTAACGTCTGGGTGGAACCCAACTGTAGGTAGGCTTAGTAGCGGGCTTTAGAGACCGAAGCAACCAGGCCTTGGTGGTAAAATGCATCCCACCTACTCACTCTTAACACCCTCGTAGAAATACGGGGGTGTTATGCTTTTACGGTATTCCCCTTTAGCTCAGCGGCAGAGCAGAGAGCTGTTAACTCTAAGGTCCGTGGTTCGAATCCACGAAGGGGAGCATATCTAACTTGACAAACTTATCTCTTGTGTGTATAGTAAACCTATGGAAATGACGTACGACATCAAGAGCCTTACCAGAGTTGGCCACCAACTGGGCTCGACTTGGGGTGGAACATTTGCCGCGCCTGACGGCATCGAGTATTACGTCAAGACTCCGCTGTCTAGCTTGCACAGGCAGAATGAAATTTTAGCTTCTTTGTTGTACGAACTCGCTGAAGTTCCTGCAGTAAAAATGCGTCACGGAGACGACGGGACATTAGAGGGAAAGCTCTTTTCTCAAATTATTTCGGGCACAGTGCTTGCAGATACTTCGCTGACTCCCCAGATAAAAAAGCAAATTCAAGATGCTTTCGTTATTGATGCATGGCTAGCAAACTGGGACGTCATCGGTCTGGCAGAGGACAATATAGTTATTGACAGTGAGGGTACACCCTTCCGTATTGATGTTGGAGGAGCACTACTGTTCCGAGCACTTGGTGGAGAAAAGGGAAATGCTTTCTCATACAAAGTGTCTGAATTAGACACCCTTCGAGACCCAGCTAGGAATCAAAGAAGTTCTCGATTTTTTGGAGACATGACAGAGGACGATTTAAAAGCTTCAGCTTCTAAGCTTCTTAAGATTTTTCCGCAGGATATTGATGAATTAGTTGACTCCGCTTTTGATGGAGATGTTGCTCTACATCTAAAGACTACGCTCAAGGCTCGCAGGGACTATATCCTACAAAGATTTAACCTGTTATCCTAGTTACATGGGTAAAAGCATTATGGAGCAGCTCGCGTTACTGCCTGAAGAAGAACGCCTTGAAGCCCTAGCGGGTATGGACCCCGAGTCTCTAGTCTGGGACTGGTCCGTCTGGGCGCGTCCCGAACAGAAAGCTCCTGAAGGCGACTGGAACGTTTGGCTAGTTCTCGCTGGTCGTGGTTTTGGTAAAACTCGTCTTGCGTCCGAGTGGGTTCGCGAACAAGCCAAGTACACAAAAGATGGACAGCGTCGCTTTGCTCTCGCCGCCCGTACTGCTGCCGACGTTCGTGACGTTATCGTTGAAGGTGAATCTGGAATTATCTCGGTCTCGCCTCCGTCGGAGAAGCCACACTACGAGCCTTCGAAGCGACGTCTAACTTGGCCCAACGGAAATACCGCAACTCTTTTTACTGCTGATGAACCTGACTCGCTTCGTGGTCCGCAGTTCACTCACGCATGGGGCGATGAGGTGGCTGCTTGGCGTCAGACTCCAGATGCTGCTGGCATGACCGCATTCGACAACCTCCGCGTTGGTACTCGTCTTGGTAAGAACCCTCAGATTTTAGTTACAACCACTCCTAAGCGAGTTCCGCTGCTTTACAAACTTATTGAGGAGTCTAGAACAGACAGAGCAGGCGTGTCTAAAGTTGTTGTCACAAAAGGCTCCACGATGGACAACGCAGGCAACCTATCGCAGGCTTACCTAGACACTATTATGGGAGTATACGAAGGCACTAATCTTGCCCGCCAAGAGCTTTATGGAGAGATGCTCGATGATGTTGAAGGTGCGCTCTGGACTGAAGAAATGGTTGAGTCAGCTAGAGAGTCGGTTTACCCGTACAGTACTCCGCTACGTGTTATCGGCGTGGACCCTTCGGTTGCTGAGAATCCCCGTGATGAGTGTGGAATTGTGGTATGTGCGTCAAGCGCCGAACATGACCTCTATAAGAGAAATGCGTGGGTTCTTGAAGACGCTTCAATTCATGGTTCCCCAGACACATGGGCCCGTAAGGTTGTGGAGATGGCTCGTAAGTGGGGTTGTCCCGTTGTTGCCGAAGTTAATCAAGGAGGCGCACTTGTTAAAAACGCTATTCTCTCGATAGACCCAACAATCAAAGTCCTAGAGGTTCACTCCAAGTACGGAAAGCAGCTTCGAGCAGAGCCTACAGTTCTTGCATACGAACAGGGGCGCGTCCACCACGTTGGATATCACCAAGACCTAGAATCTCAGATGTATTCTTGGATTCCAGGCGAAGGAAAATCCCCAGACCGCGTCGATGCACTAGTCCACGCTCTCACTGCACTGCTAATCAAACCACCTCCAGGCTTTAGCGGCGGAAAAATCCGCGCCAAGAGCTATGCAGATAGAAAACTGGGGGTCACCAACCCAAATACTCGCCCGTTGGGCAGAGTTTTTAGGGTAAAATAGTGTCAAAGATAATCATGGACAGGTTTCCATGCAATCTAGTGGCTGTACCTGCAGGTTTTACAGACGATGTAACCTCCCTGAGCAGTCAGCCACCGACAAAAGACACAAAATATTTAGACGTTACAAGGGTGATTGTTACAGATGAGACCATTATGGTGGCAAAAGACGGGCCTCAAGGGCCGCAAGTCGTATTTCGAGAGACATATACGACCTTCGAACCGTCGAAAGACGCTGGTGACGACTCTTATGTTGTCACTACGTCGGGAAAAATGCTAGCATTTAGGAAAGACCGAGGCTGCGGATGTGGTTCTCGACTACGAGGTTGGAATCCATACAGGACTCTCAACTCGATTAAGGATGAATAATGGAAATTACAGCTGTAAACTTCATAATTCTGGCTCTTGGAGCATACAGAATGACACACATCATCACCACAGACGCCATTGCAGACGGTTTTCGCGGCTGGGTCTGGTCAAAATTTGGTCCAACGACCAAAATCGGATACCTAATCACCTGTAATTGGTGTACTGGGTTCTGGGTCTCGCTACTCTTCGTTGCGGGAGCCTCAATTTTACCCCAACTTACGCTTGTGGTATCATTAGTATTGGCTATTTCTGCTGTAATTGGGCTACTTTCGGCCCTAGTAGAGCGATAGGACAGGTAGGAGCCACTTTTGGCTATTTTTAAGAAAGAAAACGAGAATTCAAGCGAATCTCGTAGAGGCGTACGTGCTTCAGCACCTAGAACTGCCACTCGTGTAGCTCCCGGGGTTTCTGTTGACTCTTTTGGCGTTGTTTATGCCGAACCAGCAGCCTTCAATCAACCAAGAGGGCTTACCGCCGCCGCCGCTCAGGTCAAACTAGACGACAAAACCGAAGCGGAGCTCTTTAAAGCACGTCGCCAGTCAGCATCCACTGCTTGGCAGAGCGAAGCTTGGGAATACTACGACTCTATCGGCGAGATTAAGTACGCTTTCAATCTTGTTGCGTCTGTTGTTTCAAGAATTCGTCTTTACGCTGCCGCAATCAACAACCCAAACGAAGCACCGTCTCCTATCGAGGACGTAGAGAAGGTAGACGACCGCCTAGCGGCAGCTGCTCAACGCGCACTTGACCGTCTAAGCTCTGCCTACGGTGGACAGCCCGGTCTTTTGAAAGATGCAGCCCTAAACCTTCAGGTTACAGGTGAGTGCTACCTAGTACAGATTCCAGAGCGTGTCGGTTCTCAGCTCCCCGAGACTTGGGACGTTCGTTCTGTCGACGAGCTTCAGGTAGACCAGCGCGGTAACTACATAATCAACCCTCGTCGTGACGTTGGCGGTGGAACTGCATCTGTAATGTCTCAGGGCAGCAAAGAAGCAATCAAGCTTCCTCAGTCAGCATTCGTTGGACGCATCTGGCGTTCACACCCTCGCTACACTCAAGAAGCTGACTCAAGCTTGCGCGGTCTACTAGACCTCTGCGCTGAGCTTCTACTTTTGAATAGGACATTCCGTGCGACTGCTCGCTCTCGCCTCAATGCTGGCGCTCTATATCTTCCTGACGGTCTTTCTGTTGCCGCTGGTCCTGACCCTGATTATCCTTACGATGAAGATGGCAATTACAACGAAACTTACACAGCTGAGGAAGCAGCAGACGAGTTTGAAGACCAGCTAATTGATGCAATGACCACGCCTATTAAGGACGAGGACTCTGCATCTGCTGTTGTACCGCTTATCATCCGCGGACCTGCGGAACTTGGCGACCGCATCAAGCAGTTCAAGTTTGAGCGTTCTTTCGACCCCGCCTTGGCACAGCGTGCAGACCGTGTGCTTGAGCGCATCATGCAGGGACTTGACGTCCCTAAGGATGTAGTCACTGGTCTAGCGAATGTTAAGTATTCGAACGCGCTGCAAATTGACGAAGCTCTTTATAAGGCACACATCGAGCCACTCATGTTGCTCATCGTTGATGCCTTTACAGTTATGTATCTGCGTCCATACCTAGTTGCAAACGGGTACACAGAAGAAGAAGTTAAGAACGTTTGCATCTGGTACGACCCGTCTCTAGTTGCTACTCGTAATGACCGCGCTGCAGATGCAGACATGGGCTTTGACAAGATGGCAGTATCTTTTGATGCATGGCGTCGTGCTCACGGATTCTCCGAGGCGGATGCACCAAGCCCAGAAGAACTGGCCCTAAGACTAGTAATGCAGAAGGGTATGGTTACTCCAGAACTTACCGAGGCAATGCTTGGCTCTGTTGCCCCAGAAGTTATGGACAAGATTAGAAGTGATGCAAGTCAAGCAACTGGTGCTCCAATCCCACCAGAGATTGACCAGCTCCTTCAGGGAGAGCCAGTAGCTGAAGAAGAGCCAGCCGAGAATGAGTCCGCCGACCAAACTCTCGAACCTCCAGTACCACCACTAGCAGAACCTGAGGCATAAAAATGCACCACCCCAATCCAGAACTTGGCTCGAAGCTAGCCCAACTACTAGCTGACACCATCACAACCAGATTTATCTTTCAGGGATACCACTGGAACGTACTTGGCCCAGACTTCGGCGAGTACCACGAGTTCTTTGGGATGCTCTACGAAGACGTTGAGAGTTCTGTCGATGTTCTAGCAGAAAACATTCTTAAGGTTGGCTACCCTGCTCCATACTTGCTACAGGACTACCTAGACCTTTCAACAATTAAGGAAGAGCGTCACGATGGTTCTTCCGTTCAGTTCATGCTTCAGTCAGCACTTCGCGTCAACGACACGATGATTGCTTGCTTGCATGAAGCAGGAGAGATTGCAGAAAAGTGCCGCGAGTTTGGTCTTATGGACTTCCTCGCTCAGCGCGAAGACATGCACAAAAAGTGGAGATGGCAGATTAAGGCATTCCTAGGAGTTCGCTAAATGTCTGATTACCTAGAAAAAGTCATTATGGCTACGGGCGGCCACGCGGCTCCCGCAGAAAACCTTGATGGCGAAAAGAAAGAAGCCCCAGAGGGCTATCACTACATGCCAGACGGCACACTAATGCGTGATGATGCTCACGAGGATGAAGCCGCAGCGGGAGACCCCTGCTGGGAGGGCTACGTCCAAGTGGGAATGAAGGAAAAAGATGGAAAGATGGTACCCAACTGCGTCCCAGCAGGAGACGCTGCAATTGCTGCAACTGCTGGGTCTAAGCCTGCTCCCAAGAAGGACCAAATTAAAGGTTCTAGCAAAAATGCTAAGGGGTCAGCTGCTGGCGGTAAGTCAATCACTTTCAGTAAAAAAGTAGAGGGGTCACTGAAAAAGAAGGCCGATGAGCACAACGAAAAGCACGGAGACACAGCGTCCAAGAAAACCAGTGTTAGAACACTTAAGGCGGTTTATCGCAGGGGTGCTGGTGCTTTTTCTACTTCTCACCGTCCCGACCAAAATCGTAACTCCTGGGCGATGGCGAGGGTCAACGCCTTCCTTCACCTACTCAGAACTGGAAAGCCTAAGAACAGCAAGTATGTCACTGATAACGACCTCCTTCCCAGTAGTCACCCTAAGTCTTCTAAAAAAGATTCGGCGGCGTTAACTGCTTCAGCTTTTGACTCATACATTGACTCTCAGCTCGAAGTGAAGCTCCTTGCACAGGACGATTATGTGTCTGTAGAGCACGCCATTCACTCGTTCGCTGAGTACTCGGGACTTGGCTATGATATAATTCCTAGTATTAGAGCAGCTTGGGTGAGAGGCGTTAAAGCGGGAGAGAATCCGTTTGAAAGAGCATCTCTGCTAGCTACTCAGCTGTATGACAGCCCAGATGCTGACCTACTTCCGAAAGAGGAAATTTAATGAGTGAGTGGAAGACTTTCATCTCTGAATATGCAATTGAAAACATTCTCTCTGACGTAAACGAGCTAGTTGGAGAATCTCGCCAACTTGCAGCAGAGAACCTCGAGTCAGTTGCCGCTTCAGCGTACGAATACTACAACTCCTACATGGACAAGGCAGAACTTCCAAACGCTATCCTTTGGGACCTTCAGGAGTACGCAAACTACGCTTGCGGCCTAGGTGACGCCAACGAGTACACACAACGGTACACATCTATGCTCCCCTCGGGCCACCCAGACAACCCTACGTTGGACCCTGTTGCAGCAGCTGCATGGATTGCTGGTTCTCCCGAACTTTCTCCTTCAGCTGGCTCAGTGATTGTTGCTTCCCTAACTCCAACCGACGACACTCTCAAGCTAGTTCATGCCACCACACGGCTGAAGGCATTGCTTGCATCGGGCGAAGTTGCTGACGAGACAAAAGAACTTATCTACTCTCGTATTGCAAACATCACTGGGATTACGCCAGAGCTACTCTAAGACCCCACTCGGGTACGTCCTAAGTAGGGTAAAATTTTAAATAGCTTGCTAATACTCATATAAGGGATGTTTGATGTCCGAAATTTTTGAACCACTGCTCTCAGACGGCAATTCTCGTCTAGCAAAAAGTGCTAGAGCACGCCTCCAACCACGTGATGATAACGGACGCTGGGTCCCCTACGGTGCAAAAGTTGTCGCAGAGCTAGAGCTTCCAGATGGCACAATTGTTCAAATAGAGGGTCGCTCTGCTGGTGGTACCGCAACCAAAAAAGGACAAATTAATAATATCCGACTACTTGTCGGTAAGGGCTACGAAGAGTATGGCATTAAGCCCGACACAATCCTAGAGATTGACCCCAAGAACGGTAGTTTGGCTACAGGCATCAAACTTGACCGTGACTACCTACTTAAGCACGGCATTGACCCTGACGCTAAAGCTGACCTCCCTGAAGACCTAGCAGACCAGCCTCAGACCTTGGAGCAGATGAATCCTCAGGCTGCTACCGAGCTAGACAAAGAACTTGCTAGCGGTCTTGCAGAAGATGAAGATGCTCCTCTCCGCGAAGAGCGTGAAAAAGAGCCAGTTGCCAAGCTTGCCCCTGCAGTAGCCGAGCAGCAGCTCTCCAAAGAAGAGCTTATAGACGTACTTGACTCCAAAGAAGAAGGATTTCGACCATTCGACGGCAGCGGAGCAAAAACCGAGCCTCTTTACAGGACTCTTACGGACGAGCTCATTGATAGGGTTCTGGACGAGGAAGACGTCACAATTTTGCTTGACAACGTCGTTGCAAAAGCAAAAGCATTTGATTCTGTAGAAACCAAAGAAAAAACTGTCGAGCAGCTAGTTGAAGGTGACGTTATTCAGTTCTCTTCTGGAAAAGAAGGAATTGTTAGGAAGCTATCCCAAAAACCGGGAAGCCAAGGTTCTGCTCTAGATGTAGTAGTGGAAGACGAGACTGGAAAGAGGGCAACTCTTTCTGCTGCAAACACTGAAACAGTTAAAGTAGTCTCCAAACCAAATAAAGCAAAGTTTAAGAAGAAGCCAACCGCTCCACGAACCAAGCCCTCTGAGGCTAAAGAAACTTCTAAGCCAACTGAAGCAGCTAAGGCTCCAGAAGCTCCAGAGTCAGATGCCCCAGAGACTCCCGAAGCAGAAGCACCTAAGGGTCCGTCAGACTTTGAAAAGAAGGAAAAACTTCTTGACTTCAAGCCACCAAGCGCGGCAGCTAAAGACGATGGCAAAGACATTGCTCGTCCAGACGGCATGTCTGACGAAGTTGCCAGAAGCTCCAAGAGCGGATTCTCTGCAGAACTAGACGAGAATGGCAAGCCTCTAGCAATCTTCGATAAAGACGGTAAGTCCGTTCTTGCTCAGGATGGCGACGAAGTTCTAGCAGAGATTATTGATAAGCTCCCTGACGCTAAAGTCAATGACAAGGGCGAAATTGTAGTAGAGCGCAGCAAGTTTACTGACCCCGACGGTACCGAATATACCCTGACTAGCAAAATTACTAGAACTAACGAGGGTTCTTTCATGCTCGGCTTTGAAATTGATTCTCCCGACGGGAGCAAGAAAGAGCTGTGGCACTACGACACTCGAGACTCTTACGAAGCTATCTTTGGAAAGAAGAACGGTATCTTCCGACTGACTGACCAGCTGGCTGGAAGGGAAAACCCCAAGGAGAGCAAGCTAGACCTACAGACCTACTTCGAACCGGGAACATTGGCTAAGCGTCTTGACTTCTTCAGTGCTGAAAAGACTAGAAGAATTACTCGCAGTACCCTAGAAAAGAAACTAGCTAAGGCCAACAATCTCCCAGACTCGGACAGAAAGAAGCAGGTTGAGATTGACCGCGCCGAGTACCACCTAAGAAAGTTTGACGAAGAGTTTAACGGTGATGCAGACCTCTACACGGACTGGTACAAAACTCAGGTAGCAAGGTTTATGACTCTAGAGCAGTGGTTCGACAGAAATACTAGCGGTAACGCAGTTCGTCTGAACTACTCTGAAGGCCAGCTTGCAAACGTATTGAGGAGCAGCACGGACTCCCTATACGAGTCTCTGGTTCAAGGTAAGTCTGATGATGTTGCCTTTAGACTGCTTGCAATTGCCAACAAGATGCCAAGCTGGGCTAGAAACGAAGAGACTGCCCAAGGTCTAATTGACAAGATTCGCGAGAACTACAAGAAGCGTTATCCCAAAGAGAACGCCCGCGTTCTAGGTGCTCTAACCACTAACGCTTGGAAGGCACTGTGGGACTCTAGTGAAGATATCATGTTCGAAAAGCCTCACGTTAGCTACGACGGCAAGGTTCTTAAAGAAGGCGACATTGTTGAGTTCCTCAACAACGATGACAAGGTTTCCATCGGACGTGTTAGGAAGCTTTCTCAGAGTGAACGCACCGAGGTTGACGGCAGCACTTATGACTACAAAGACTATGTGTTTGTCGAGTATCTAGACAATAAGGGAAATATTACTAGTGAAGCTATCGAGACTAGGTCTAGGTCATTAGTATTTGTTGCAGAAGGAACTGGCGACGACTCTGACAAAGATGCTATGACTTCGTACACACCTTGGATAAAGGGAGAAGAAAAGGTTGTTCAGCGTCTGGGTGCTAAGCCTCTGGTCAACAGCGATGGAACCCCCGTTAAGGAAAAGGTCAAAGTTGTACCTATCGATGAGATAGATGACACCGAAACAATTCCAGATTTGCCAGATAACTCGATGTCTATTGACACCGCAGGAATTGGAAGTCCCTACATCAACAAGAGCGGCGAGATTGCTGGAGAGATTGTAGACAAGAAGGCTGCTAAGAATAAAGACGGTGACCCTGTTTGGATTATTGTCTATAAGACTCCAGACGGCGACCTCAAGAAGACCAACGTCAAGCGCGGAGAAGTTCGTAATCTAAAAAAATAGGTGGGCCCATCCAGCCCTCGCTGAGAATGGAAGGGCTGGAGGAGGGGCCCCAAGCTCCTAAAGTTGATTACAGAGACATCCAGCCTTCTCTAAAGCTAGAGGACATCCCGTCGGATGATGACGACGATGGCTCCGTAGATTACGCCAATGTCAAGCTACTAGACATCGAGTCTGACGAAGACGATGATGGCTCAGTTGATTACGACTCAGTTGAGGGCGTAGAAGTTGATATAGACACGTACAACTACAAAAAATCCATAGATAGCGGTGACTTTATTGCTATCCCTAAAAGTTCCTCGAATAAAGAATTTGAGAGAGCTTATAGTAGAAAACTCTCAGCAGAGCTCGAAACAGCTGGAAATCGCTACTTGGACAAAGTTTTACCGATTACTAACGCGGATGGCGCAGAGAATGGCGGAGAACTTACTCCTATTCAAATGATTTACAAAATTATAGGTGTCCGCGAACAAATCAAAGATTATATAAAAGAGGGCCCAGACGGAGAGCGATACTTCGACATAAAGGGTATGAATTCTGCTATTAAACAATTTTATGCAGACATCAACAAGTCTTACAGCAACATAGCTCGTAAAAACTCACATCAGTTTAAACCCATTGAAAGGCGTGTGGAGTTTAGTAGAGAATTTACTAGTGGATTTGAAAACTATGGAGACTATCTAAGCTCCAAAGACCAGACTGAAGTAAACAAACAACTTAAGACCGAGTTCCCAGCGACTTACGACGGTAAAGACAGTAGCTTCTCGGTGCTAGAACAAGGCTTGGGAATGCAGGACCCACTCAACGTATCTCCAATAAAAGGATACAGAGAGCACACTAGAACTCAAGAGTATAAAAGGCTACTGCAAGACGAAGATTTAAAGTCGTCTCTAGGAAGAACAATTGCCGAGCAGTTCAGGATAAAAGGCATCCAATCTAAAACAGATATAGGGAAGTACTTTTTAGACGAAAAAGAGTTTGATGATTT